GATACTTGGATCCATACCATGTTCTTGTTTAATTCCTATATTCACTTCAAACCCAGAGAGTTCTAAGTGACCCATTACAATATCAGCAGGAGTGCTTTCAAGATGCTTCATGGCATCATCATAGTTATTTGAGTTGATCCAAGGCAACATTAGAATGTCTGTGCCTTCAATCTTGATTGTCTCTGGACGAGAGTATACTTTAATGTTACTAAAATCTTTTAACAACAAATCTGGTGAGTTAATCTCATTTGTGTTCTTATAATAAACACAATGATTACCAAGAATCATATGCACCATGATACCCATATCTTCAAGACGCTCAAAGTAATTACGCCTTACACGATTCCACACATTAAAATCGATACCTTTGCGATTGTCAAAAGTATCTCCTAAGTCGATAATAGTTTTAATATTTTGTTTTTGAAGAGTTGGGAAAAAGATATCATCATAAAATTTTTGAAAGTATTCCCAAAACAATACACTACCTTTTCTTCCGTCAAGGTGTTGATCTGTTATTAAAGCTACTGTCATCGTTTAGATCTCATTTCAAGGTTTTCTTTCATACTATTCATGTCTGAGGAACTACTACTATAACCAATCATATCACCTGTGTGACTATCCATATGTAAAACTTCATCAAATCCAGATCTTTCTAGAATTTTGTTTTTAATTTCCAATTGCTTTTTCTCACGTTGAATACGACGAAGAAACGCATAGTAAATAATTTGAGTAAAATAAGCAAATGGATTGGTAGATTTCTCTGGATTAAATCTATCAATATACTGCACACAATTTTCTATACCATCAGATATCATATCTTCTCTAAACATGTAGTTAACAAAGTTTGGTTTGTATGATAAATGAGTAGCAATCTTAAGAAAACATTCACCAAGATAATTTGGTATTCGTGGTTTAGTATCGCTTAATTCTTTAGCTGATGCTACTTGTTGACGATAAACCATGAGGGCATCAAGAAACTCCCTGTTGTTTACATAGTTTTCTTTGGTGGTTCTTTTGCCCATAGGTTTTGTTACAGCTAGCATGGTTTAGAATTCTTCGTGTTATTATTGTAACACAAAAAATCGATTATGTAAAGGGGCTTGACAGACCTCAGTAAATGGTATATAATAGCAGTGTTGCGCTTTCAAGATTTATTATATATGTCTTCTAAGTTTCTTTTAGCTTCTTTAATAGATCCTAAGTAACCAGATGTAGTATTAGGGTTTTGTCTTCTTGTATTTGATTTATACTGGGGCTGAGGTTGTCTAGATTTTCTATACTTACCTTTATCATTTAAATGTTCTTCGTAATATTTAACTATATTATCATCCAATTCAACCATAGTAATGATTTGATTACGAGGCAAAATAAACATATCTTCATCAGATGCGTTAATCCAATCATCAAATACTATTCCTTCAACCACCATATTTCTTTTAATCAATTCAATTTTTTCAACCACACGAGGATTGAATATAATAATTACATCATCATTCGCATCATAGCAAACTTTTGCTACAAGTTCTTCACCTGATGTTAGTTTCATTGTGGCGTAAAACTCTTCTTCCATATTATTTTAAATCTATTTTAATTATTTCTACATTAAATTTTTCTTCTTCGTATATTTTTAATCTCTCATCTAGATGTTTGAGAGTGTAATTTTTTTGAGGTGTTCTACAATATTCATCGGCAATATCATAAAGAGTAGCGTAAGTTTTATTATTTCCTTTACGAAGCACTCTGCCAATTGATTGTAGATTTCTCACTCTAGATTTTGATGGAGAAGCAAACACAACATTGTGTAAATTTTTAATATTAATTCCTGTACTAAATGTTCCGTATGAAGCTACAATTATTGCATCACTTTCAGTTTCAGTAATTCTTCTAATATCTTCACGTTCTTCTGTATCTACTCCACCATAAACCAGAAAAACTTTACGACCATTCTTGACAACACTATTTATGCTCTCGTGCAAAGGCATTCCATGACGCTCTACATAATTAAATAAAACTAATGTGTTACCTTCTAAATCACGTACAAGATTTTTGATTAGTTTATTTCGTTTTTGATTATCTACAATAGCATCTATTTCAGATTGATAATCTAAGAATTGAGTTTTTTCATGTTGAAGTAATAAAACTTTAATACGAAAATCAGATAGGTATCCTTCTTTAATTAATTTTTCAGTTTTAGTTACTTGTTTACATTCACCAAACAATCCTTCTAATATCCATTTGTGGGTAGAAGAACCATCTAATGTTCCTGTAAATCCAAACCTATATTTTGCTTCATGTAATTTAATCATAATACTGGTAAGAGATTTAGATTTAAATAGATGAGCTTCATCTCCAATTATACAAGAGAAATCATCAAACCACCTTTTAGGAAATTTATATATTGATTGCCAAGTAGAAATGATAACTGCTTTTTCTATATTTTTTTCTTTACCACCATAAATTCTATAACAATTATTATCTACATCCCATCCATAATCACCAAAGTCATTATACATTTGTTCTACTAAAGAAGTAGTAGGAACAATAATTAATGTTTTCTTTCCCGTGTTTTTATATTCAATTGAATAATAATATCTTACTAAAGAATAAATCATCAACGATTTACCTGAAGCAGTAGGTGAAAGAAGTAAACGACGATTATTAAGTAGTGCTTCATACACTGCTTGAATTTGATAATCTCTTGGTGTATGATTAGGACATACTGCTGCCATAAATCCTTTCACTCCTTCAATTGTAATGTGAGGATTTTTTTCTTCTACATCACCATAAAATTTATTTGTTTTATAATCAATTAAATAATTTTTGATTCCACACCATTCTTTAAGATGTGAGATGAGACCACAATAGAGCTCACCTGTTCCTGGGGAATAGAGGCGTACTTTTCCGTCCCATACACCACTTTTATATTGGGGCATAAACTTTGCGTTTGGGATATCGAATGTAAAATAATCTGCGAGTTCATAATGGATATGCGGTTCGGCGTTGATTGTGAGAAAGATGTTATTCTTTTTTGTTACTACCAGATTTGACATTAGTTACTACCATTAATAAATTTCTCCCACTCGATAGCATTTTTGATTTGGAAACTTCTATTGGATACCATTTTTAAAACATTATCCAAATATAAGATTGCCTTATTAATAAATTCTATCTTCATTTCGATGTTAATTAAATCTTGATCAGCTTCTAAATATACTCTCATCTTTTCAGATGTTTTTATAGATTGACCAAATGGTTTTTCTTTGTATACTTCTGGGCTTGCTTCTCCTTGATAGTATTCTCTCTTCTCTTTTAATTTCATACGATACTGAAAATCCAATGCAGTTTTTTCAGTCGAGAAATCCATGTAGAAGTTTAAATATTTATTATGCTGGTAAGGTATATCTAAAGAAACTTGTGCTAGGTCTGCAGTGTATTGTTTATTTTTAAATTGAAAATCTATTTTTGAATCTGCTTCCCATTCTGATCTAACATGATTAAAGAATGTTTTCAAATCATCAAACTTCATAATCTCTCCATTCTTTTATTATTAAAAGTATAACGCACAAACTTAAATGTTACATCAGCAGTTAGGTAATCTACATCCGTATCTTCTACATCAAAATCTAATTCAGTTAAACTAACTGGAAATAAACTTTCAAAATTTACAATAATATTTGTTTGGTAATTACTATTTAAAATTAATAATCTACCATCAGAATAATCTGGATCTTTTTTTGTGTCCATTTCTTCTGCAAGATTATTTTGATTAATCCATTTCCAAACAGTAAGATAATTTTTCATATCTTCATCAACAATAAATTTTACATTTAAATCTCCATACATAACACCACCAGAAGCAGCAATTGCTACTGATCTAAATCTTGTTGGAATTTCTGCGTTGCTTACGCTTATATCTGGTACTTTTGCTCGTTGACAAAAGAAATCTACACCAGCAAATATATCTAAATCCAATTTGAAACCAGCTGGTGCTAAGAAATTTCTATTACTTGGTTGCTCTTCAAACCATTTTGCTGCCATAATATTATCCTTTTTCACTATTTATTCCCATAAAAAAAGACCCCCCTTGCGGGAGGTCTGAAAGAAACCTAATAAATCAGGTGAGGTTGATAACCTTAACTCTTCTGTAATACTGGTTAGTATTAGCAGTAAGGGTTGAACCATCAGGAGTAGCACCAGCGATACCGTTGCTATGTGTGGTTGAAACGAATGGATTGCTAACCATACCGTAACGTGTCTTGAAGCCGATTTTAGGCTGGAAGGTGTCAGGGTTGATTGAACGAACCATCTGGAGGGGCACGTAAGGGCAGTAGAAGAGACCAGCATCATAAGGTGATGTTCCCTTGTAACCCATTACATAGTAGTGCTTAGCAGCCTGTGACTGGGTGTAGATAGGAGCGCCGAATGGATCGATGTAAACACGGATACCACCCTGAAGAACTCCAGCAAATACATTACCTGTGTCATCAACATTCAATGAAGTGTTGAGAGCAGGAGCATAATCAAGCATACCAGCCATTGACATAGCGGAAGCAACGTCAGATGAGCAAATCATGAAGTTGCCTTTACCTCTACGGGTCAG